CGGGTACGAATGGCCGCAACATCAAGGTATACAACAGCAGCGGCACACTCGTAGATACCGTACAGCTTGCCACGAGCAACACCGGATCAGACTATCCGACCAAGTTCCAGCTTATTTCAAGCACGACTACGGATAGCAGTTTAACTGGCAGTGCCAAGTCATACTCCTTAGATGCGGGTATGCGATTTGTCTCAGAAGTACCTGTCGGTGCCATCGTAGAAGACGACAGTTCTGACAACGAAAACAACCTTTTCGGTCTTCGGTACTTTGGTGGTTTTGTCAGTGGCGCAGCCACAGTAAGTCTTACTGGTGTCGTAGCAACAGGGGCTATTCAACCTGTAGCTACAACTGGTTTTGAAATTGACATTACTGAGGTGTTGGCTAGCGTATCTGCTACAGGTTCAGTTGGCACTGTCGAAGCAAAGACGCAAGAGGCACTAGGAAGTGTCAGCGCAACAGGTTCTGTAAATACTGTTACTGTCAATATCCTTGAGGCACTTAACAGTGTATCCGCCACAGGCGCAGTTGGCACATTTACAATTGCAAACACTGCAGGTGCTACAGGCGTAAGTGGTACAACAAATACACCGGCAGTACAGCCTAACGTCACAGAGATACTAGCAAGCGTTAGTGCTACAGGTGCAGTTAACTCAGTTGTTATTAATCGTGTCGCATTAATTAGTGGCGTAGGTGCAACAGGTTCGGTAAACACTGTCGAGCCTAAAGTTACTGAGATACTTACAGGTGTAGGTAGTACAGCATCTCTTGGTAATGTCACTACTAATGTTTTAATTCCTGTAACTGGCGTAGACGCTACCACATCTCTTGGAACTGTTGAAGCACAATCAACAGAAAGTATTACAGGTGTATCAGCCACAGGCACAGTGGCAGCGGTACAACCTAATGTAATAGAACGTGTTACGTCAGTTTCGGCTACAGGTGCAATTAACACTGTTAATATATCAAACAGTGTAGCATTAGCTAGCGTAGATGCCTCAGTCGCCACAGGTTCTGTTCAACCAAATGTAACAGAATTACTTACTGGTGTAAGTGCAACAGGCGCAGTTGGTACATTTACGATAGCCAACACAGTAAGTCTGACAGGAGTATCTGCTACAGGCGCAATTGAGAACGTAGCCACTACAGGCTTTGAGATTGACATCTCAGAAGTTCTTGAAAGTGTATCGGCTACAAGTGCTGTAGGAACAATACAAGTTAATGTAGCGGAAGTTCTGGCGTCTGTATCTGCCACTGGTTCTGCTAATAATGTTGAAGTAAAGGCTACTTCGACAATAGCTATAGATGGTGTATCGGCTACTGGTTCTGTCAATACACTAGAAGAAAAACCGACAGAGGTACTGGATAGCGTATCCGCTACAATATCGGTAAACTTCGGTCAGGTCAATGTAGCTGCCATTATCGGTGGCGTATCAGCTACAGGTGCAGTAGGTACTGTAGAACAAAAGCCTACTGAGATACTAGAAAGCGTCAGTGCTACTGGTATTATCGGTAATCCGTTAGTTAGAGTAGTTGTAACAAAAATAATAAGTGGCGTAGCTGCCGTTACCTCTATAGGCACGTTCACTATTTCAAACACTGTAACACTGACAGGTGTTGTAGGAACGACAGCAGCAGGTCAGACTACAGAGACTGGTGTTATCTTTGACTTCGGTGCTGTACGTGACCTATACGATAGAGACAGGACAGTATATGTACCACGCAGAAGTACGTCACAAGAACGTGAAGCAGAAGTTGCAGTTGTACCCCGTACCGCATATGCAGCAAGGCGTACTACGTCAGCAGATCGAACTGTCGTAGTGGCTGCAGAGAATAGGGTAGTTTATATCTCAAGACGATCAACAAGTGCAGAAAGAACAGCGGAAGCTGCATAGGAGTATACCATGTCATTTAGATGGCCTAACAAAGACCCGGACGAACAGCTTGACTACAGCATGGACTGGTCGCGCTTTCTTGCTGGTGCAACAATCAGTAGCGTCACTTGGTATGTAAACAATGCCAGTGGTGTAAAGACTTCGATTGGTGCAGGAGAAACTGTTAACGGTATTCAGAATGTATCTCAGACAATTAGCAGCGACAGCAAGACCGCTACGATTAATCTGGGTTTGGGTACTAATAACTTAGAGTACACGTTCTTCTGTAACATCGTAGATTCAACGGGCAGTCAGGCAGAGCGTTCTGTAAAACTTAGAGTGAGAGACAAATAATGGCTTACAATTATCTTGGACTTGTCAATCAAATTAACCGTAGGTTGAATGAGGTAGAACTGACATCAGCTAACTTTGCTACAGCTACAGGCTTCTACTCACAGGCAAAGGACGCTATCAACTCTTCCATTCGATACATGAACCAGTCTGAGTTTGGCTGGCCATTCAATCATGTCGAGCAAGAGGACGTACTGACAGCCAACACCACACGCTATGGTTTTCCTGATGATGCCAAGCATATTGACTTTAACAGCTTCCGTATCAAAGAAGACTCAGCTATCTCCGCTGAGACACGTAAAATAGGAAACATCTCATACGAAGATTATCTTAACAAGTATATTCGCTATGAGTACGACGAAGATAACGCATCCTCTGCAGTACCTAACTATGTGTTCCGTAGTCCTGCAAATGAGTATGGCATGGTGCCGCCACCAGATAAAGCATATACACTTGTCTACGAATACTACCGCATTCCAGTTGACCTTGAAAACTACGACGATGTGCCATCTATTCCAGAAAGGTTTGCACACATTATTGTAGACGGCGGTATGTATTATGCCTATCTGTTTAGAGGCAACTCGCAAGACAGTTTGATTTCAAAGGAAAAATTTGAAGAGGGCATCAAGAATATGCGTAGCCTTCTCATCAATCGGTATGATTATGTTCGCTCTACCTTTATCCCAAGCAGTGTATCGAGTGGCAGACTAGGCACAGCAACAGCTACACCCGGTGCGGCATTCGATTAATTGCTTGACAAATAAAATTTTTTGTATATAACTATATAGGAAAGACTTACAGATGGCGGACGCATGGCAAACATACCCGATTGAGTTTCGTGGTGGACTGATCACGAACCTGAGTCCGCTGCAGCAGGGTTTGAATGCACCCGGAACTGCTACCGTACTGTTAAACTTTGAGCCTTCTGTTGAAGGTGGCTATCGTAGAATACTTGGATTTCAAAAGTTTGATAGCGCAGCACTGTCCAATACAGGATTTGTTCGTGGGTTATTCAGATACGATAATCAGGTATATGCAGTAAGAGGAGATGGGCTGTTTCGTTCAACTGGTTCTGGTTGGACTGAGATTACAGACAATGCTACGTTCAGTAGTGCTGGCATTACGATTGGCGGTTCTGGTAAGGTAAGATTTGCAGCATACGACTTTGACGGTACAGATAAGTTTATGCTGGTGGATGAAACAGGCAAACCGTTTACATTTGACAACTCGACATTTAAGCAGCTTACAGCTTTGTCGGCAGACTTTACTGGTTGTTCACATGTAACGATTTTCAAGAACCATATCTTTCTTGCCAACGGTAATAACTTACTGTTCTCTGCACCGTATCAAGATGAAGACTTTTCTGTAGCAAACGGCGGCGGGATTATTAATGTAGGTGATTTGATTACAGATATCATCGTATTCCGTGATCAACTTATCATCTTCACACAGACTAAAATCAAACGACTGGCTGGAAATAGTGTATCAGACTTCCAGCTTATTACTGTATCAGAAGACTTGGGTGCAGTTGAGTTTGATACGGCACAAGAGATTGGCGGCGACGTAATGTTTCTTGGGCCAGATGGTCTGAGACTTCTTAGTGCAACAGATCGTATTGGTGACTTCGGTCTGGCTGTTGTATCCAAAAAGATACAGTCTGAAGCTACGAACTTTATCAATAACTCTAACTCGTATGCCAGCCTAGTCATCAGAGAAAAAAGTCAGTATAGAATATTTGGATTTAACTCTGGATTTACTGACGATGCTGCACTAGGTTTGCTGGGAACACAGTTTGCAGAACAGGGCGGTCAGGATATGGCATGGTCTGAACTGCGCGGCAT